AATAGCATCTTCAGACACTGCTCTATCGGGCGGACCAGTGCGAATGCCAATCTCGACCCACTCATCGACCACCGTCTGCATCAGCTTAATATCATTGGGGGTTAATTCGCTGACCTTGGTGGGCGTAGTGGTCTTTTCGGCCTTTTTAGACGAATTTTTAGACTTGATAGCCATAACTATATTTTCCCTTTCAATTCAAATTCAGATGGGTGGATAGAGAGTGAGGGAATTAATCCCTCACCTTCCGCTCTTCGGCACCAGCCGATTCAATCTGGCGACCAACATAGTAGTTCCCGCAGGAAAGACGAATGCCATCATGTTCCTGATGTCCCAGGACAACGCCCACATCGCCACCACCTTCGACACAAACAGTGCCGACATAGAGATCGGTCCTCGTCATGATCTTACGACGAACCAGTTCCTCGACCACACCCTTGTCGCTAAACATGCGGACCAGTGGTGCAGTGACATTAGCAGCCTTGCCCATAAGGTCTTCGACCATCTTATTGGTCTTACGTGTGGCCTTCTTAAGGGCCTTAGAAGAGCCGCCCAGGGCATCTACGACCATATTATGGGTCGCTTCGGCATTACCCATGGCCTCCATTGCAGCCGAACCAAATGCGGTTGGTGGCTCAAGAACGTTGATGGCATGGTGATGGCCGGTCATTTCGCCTTCGAGAAGGATCAGCTTCCCATCGGCACCGGGCGAGATTTCCGTATTCTTGTCCACCTTGATATCGGTGGGAAGACGGAAGATAAGCACGTCACCCTGGCGGGCAACAGACATATCGGCAGTAAAATCAAAGGTCTTCATTTGGTGTATTTCTCCGTGTGTGAAAGGTGTCTTTTTAAGCCTGTAGTCTAGTTTCTGACATAGTTCCCTTTTCCATTATATATGGAATATGCTATTTTTACATGGCGTCACCCCTTCGTTATGGGCTCTTTCGATATTCCTTATTATAAGGACTTAGATTTCTTTGTCAACCTCTATTTCTTCCGGGTCGTTAATTTCCGTGTACATGTCACGTTCATTATTGATTGCACATTTTACGATAGAAGCCACGAACCTTCTCTTCTGTAGAAAATACAAAAACCGATGATCCATTAAAGTCGTTTAGACCAACAAATCTGTCGATTCTAACAATCCATACTTTGTTCATGTCACAGGCCCTTTTTTCTCATAATAAAAAGTGGAACCGGCTATCCCATCGTACCCTAGGGGCATCTTGTACTTCGACGAGCTTCGGGTCTTGCCAAGGATTATATTCTGTTTGCACCCGGTTCATGCAACAATACCCTATCTTCTTTATAAGACGCTCCATTGGAGATTGGGTTGCAATGGGGCGAATTCCTGGAAAGTGTTTCTCACGATTGCTGACCGGACCAATGAAGGATCATACAGAAAGGACAAACCCGGTCAGCAACCATTAGAAACCTATTTATTATGGGGCTTTATTTATCCCCAGCATGCAAATTCTCCCTTGTCCCAGTGTTCAACTTTCCTGGGGCAGATTTTCTAATGATGCCCAGCACCTACTCTATAGCCTATAGTTTTAAGATAGTCTAGTTTATTTATCTCTGCGGTTCCTAGGCCCTCTCGGGTGACCCATTGGCCACTACTGGGGTATCTATATTTTAACCGTCTAAACCGCGTTCTTTCCGGGGGGGCTTCTCCATATGTATTTCTCCCTAGGACACTATCACATGATAACAGATGAAACTGAACGAGGACCAGAAAAACAAATGATACATCAGCATGTTTTTCCTTCTATGATAAACCCAAACTTACCAGTCTCGTCCCACGTAGGAACCTGATAGAGGGCACCATCTTGGCAGAAGGTCACACCCACATAACCAACCTCTACAGTCGGCGTTGGTTCCTTATTGCAGCCCAGTAAGACCAGACACAAAAGTAGGGACGTTCTGGTCATTTCGGTTGCTCCATAAGTTTAGACACCCAATATTTTTCCACAGCATCCTTCGACTCTTTCAGGCCCCAGCCAGTCAATTGCCGATGAACCTTGATGGCATCGATCTTGCGAGTTCCCTCAACCATCAGCATCATCAGAGCATCGACATTGGCATTATGGTCTACATTTGGGGTTGGCACATACATATTCACAAGAGATGCCGCGAATTCTTTAGTGTCATTTTCCTCAAAGGTATATCCGGTTATGGCTGTAAGCCATGACATAACCGTACCAAACTTTATTGCATCAATCTCAACCATTTCATTTCTCCCAGTTATCCCAATCATAGGGGGTGTCGTCTGAATCGGCGGGCTTGGTAAAACTATCATCTTCCTTTTCGATGTCGATGATAATGTCGGCATAGGCATCGAACACCTCGGCCACCATATTAAAGAACGTCCTGGTGTCCACTGTCTTATAGTTGGGATCAGAGGCTTTGTCAACATTATGGTTGTTGACCATATCCATGACCGCCAGTAGACCACCAGACCGCAGATTCTCGGCAATAACCTTCAGATCATTTGCCGTCATATCGGACAGGTTCATATCTCTCACCACTTTTCCTTCTTGAACCGCTTCTTGTTGGCCCAGGAAGAACCTCGATTGCCCTGGTAGAATGCCTTGCCTTCATAGGAATTATCTTCCTTCTTGTTCTTACGAAACAAGTCCACATTCTCATAGACTTGATTAGCACCAGACGTATACATAGTCACTTCTCCTGTTAAAGACAACTTTCCATATAGGCCTTGGCGTGCCGCAGATCGACATTCTTATCCCCAAAGAAAGTCTTATGCTCACCATTAAGAGGCTTGGCGTGCCAGGGATGCCATGTGTCCTTGGTATTCTTCCAGGTCCAGATTTGACCGAAGGGCTGGCCATTTATCCTCTCGACATTATAACGAACAAGATTCTTAAGGCCACCATTCGGCTTCTTCCTCTTATAGACCAACTTAGCCATTTTCAATTCTCCTCACCATTCGAAAGTAATATCACCATCTGGCAGCACCTTACCAATGGCTGGCTGAAGTTCAGCGGCCTTTTTGGCTGTATAGTGACGATCCATTCTATTGATCGCAGCTTCTAGTGTATCAAATTCTTTCACGACCACCATCTCAGGACCCTCGACAATAACCCATTTTTTAGTCATGGACATTTCCTTCATAAAGTGGGTGACGGTCACGTTTCCCATCATAAAAGACCTGGAAGCTTGCGACCTGATCCAGAACTATTTCTCTAGACCTTGGTACTTCCCGGTTCCGCTCTGTCCAACCAACATCCGCAATGTATCAGGATTTATATGGAAGTAAATGGGGGTTAAAGCATAGCTGCTATGTTATAATGCATAGCTAAGACTATAGGGGTTTGATATCATTAAGATTTTCTAAATTCGTGGTCACGGCATAACCATAATTCTCCAGATTAATATCAAGACCTTCTCGAATATCGATCTGAAGCATCCGATACATCTTATTTCTAAGTCGCCATACATCACGACCATTGGTGGTAATATAGCAAAATACCATATTCTTGCTCTTCATATGACATCTAATCATGATGGGGGTTCAACCTCTTCACATGTGATCTAGAGATTTTACACTGAATCCACGCAAGATGTCAAGTTTCTAGTTTCGAAATATAAAGGTTCAAAATTCTCGTTTTACTATATATGTATATGGAACAGACATATCTACCATATACATACTTAATAGGTTGGTCTCGGCTCAATAAATGGTATTATGGAGTAGAGACAGGAAATAAAAAGAAAACCGCCAATCCATCAAATTTATGGAACACCTATTTTACTTCCTCGGAATGTGTGACAAAATTTAGAGAACTAAATGGAGAACCTGATATTATAGAAATCAGAAAAACTTTCATCATGCCGGAAAAAGCATTAGAGTGGGAAGATAAAGTTATTAGAAGAATGAAAATGGTATATTCAGAAAAGTTCTTAAATCTTGGTACTGCGGGAAAATCTTTCAATACTCTTAATAGAGTTCCTTGGAACAAAGGGAAGCCCTGGTCGGAAGAAATAAAGAAAAAGATATCACTAGCCTTAAAGGGTAAACCTATATTAGAAAAAACGAAACGAAAAATTTCTAAAACTCTAATGAATAGACAATTTACAGATGAACACAGAAAAAGAATTAGTGAAAGTCATAAAGGTAAGAAAAAAAGATTCCCAGAAAAATGTGCAACATATGGTATGTTGGGTAAGAAACATAGTAAAGAAAGTATTGAAAAAAGAACTGCATCACGAAAAAGAAATAGGATGCTTAAAATGCTTTCTACTAATACGAGTTCCAATATATGAATTATAATATTCATCTGGCTTAAATAAAACATCATTTAACATCTGTTCTCTCAATTCACGATAATTTGCTTCGGCTTTAGAGTAGCAGAATTCCAGAATTTCCCGTTTAAAGACTTCTGGTGAGGATTTTTCGAGGTCTTCGATCAGGGTCTTATTTGAACCATAGTATGTTTTCCACCCAGAATCAATGATTTTTTTCTGCTTCTTACCCTTGACCTTCTTGGTCCTAGAGAAAAACAGCATTTTCTTACCAATATATTTCTTGTTGTTCTGGGTATTGGTAATGAGGTAGACGAAGGAGACAGCACCCGGGGGGATTTCCGAATCATCTATAGGAAGTGAGTTGTGGGTCCAGGGATTTAGGTACGCCACCAACCTCTAGGCCTAGGCATGTATTTGATCAGATGTATGTCGGGGCCGAGACCTAAATATCTTCTTTTTGATGACCCCATAAATGTTCCTTGACTTTGAAATTGGATTTGGCAATAGTTAAATGAGGATTAAATTGTGATGTAAGATGATCAGGCATGTGTTTATCATATCCCAAATCATATTTCTCTTTTTTCATATCTCTATGAGGACGTAGTTGAATAGCAACTGGCATGGAATTACCTCCAGCATTCAGAACAGCCGCCGCTCGATGTCGTCCTTCATGACCACTGACTGTTCCCCCACCTTTGTCATCTAATTGAACCCGAAGAAAGGGATGTACAATTGAATCGCCCCCAGGTCCAGAATATTTGTTGTAATTTTCCAGGGGTTGAGCATTTCTTTTAATTTGTTCTTTTGCTAAAGAAGAACCCGTTGTCAATTGTAAAAAATGATTGGGATGCATATGAACAATAGCCTGACTTACATTATCTTTGGCATTTTGTCGTTGTAGATCAGAAATCATCAATTCCGGTTTACTCATTTCATTTAAAAAATATCTAAAGGTCTTCATGACTGACCGAATACATCATCGACATTGACGCCCAGAGTATCGGCAACCTTCCGCACCAGGGCCACCTTTTCTTCCATCTCACAACCGGGCTGATCGGTGGCCTCATCATATTCCTTGGCCGCCAGCAGAAGCTTTTTGAATGCCTCGAATTCTCTCTTGAGCTTATCAAACTCTTCCTTCGTGACATACTCGGTAGGATCATGAAACAACGGCTGATAATCTGGCATGAGCTTTAGTGATGGTTGTACAGTAATAGGACCGGGAAAAGGATTACTGGGAAAATTTACTGGTGGTATATTTGGCCAAGTATTTTTCCAATTATCCATTACTGCTGAGACTGCACACATTTATTGATCATCCTCGTTGTTGTTGATATCATCTTCCTCATTGTATACCTCACCAGAACAGAACGGGCAGAACTTGGGGTGCCCGCTTGTCTTATTCAGATCAAAAAGTAGTTTATATTCACTTTCACACTCTATACATAATATTGTAGATACTTCCTTGGCCATTTTTTATTCTTCTTCTGTTTCTGCTCTTAATTGTGCTTTTATCATAAACAGGTCTGTTTGACGTATCAACATCATATCTATTATTGGATACTGCGAGGGCGAGGTGTGGTAGTATGGTGGATAATTTTTATCTCTAAATTCAACTATTCTTGATTTCATATCTCACATCCTCCTGCTGCACTACATGCCAAAATCTGCATTCCCTCGGTACTATCGGTATTCTCATAGTTTTTCAGTTGGCACCATGCCACGTCCTTTGGTATCTTATTTAGTAATTCATTATACTCTTTTTCGGTACAGTCCTGGTAGGGTGCCTGCTTATAGATATGGTCCGAGGCGGGCAGGAATGAAACGCCCGTCATATCATCAAAATGGTCGTAAACCCAGGCCCCTACACTCAGCCATTCAGATTCTTTAACCGTAATGGTAACAGACGGATTATGTTCTGTCCAGTGCTTCTTATACATAAGCCAGAACTCTAGCTGGCTTATGGCAGTAATGCCGTCCTTATATAGTGCATTTTCTGGCGATTTAATAGGAAACGAGAAAACATAATTATCCTTAGGTTTGGTGATATCATCCTCGACCGGGAAGCCCAGATCAACCATCATCTTCGCGAGGGGGTCTTTCTTGTCGGCTCTAACTGTTCTGATATAGTATGGAGCATATCGAGCATGGATACCACTGGCCGCATTGACCAACTGGGAAACTGTGCCACTTGGTTTGCCGCAAGTAATTGCAGCCGAAGGGTTAATGCCAATCTCTTGGGCGAGGTCTTTATTCGTTTGGATCGCGACATCTTTCCATCCCTTTAATCTGAGTTCTAGACCAAAATCATCATCAATATCATTCGTAAGAGGACAATCCATGATGCCGGTCAGAGAAACACCAAGCAGTCTTTCCTCTTCACAATTCTCTTTCCACTTCTTGGAAATATATTTGAAGTTGGTCAGGGTCGATTGCCATGTCCCTAAAATGGTGGCCCACTTGACCTTCTGAGCAATGGTCTCGTCGGTATCCTCGGCTCTTAGAATAACCTCTGATAAATTGCAGAACTCTTTATCTCTCAGAAGAATTTCCGCACAAGGATTCGTTCCCCACGAATAATTAGGGTCTCTGCGATCTGCTAGTTTCTCGATTGTCCTTTTAGCACTGGCCCTATTGAATATTCCTCGTTCACCAGACTTGGAATCATACAAGGCCTTCCATTCGTCCATAAACTGACCTACAGAAGGTTTTTCCTGATAGACGGCAGAGTTATTAGCTAATGCTCTCTGGTCATCTGTGATCCACCACTGGCCAGATTTGGCGCTACGCATTCTCTCATCAGAAAGATCGGACAATGAAATGAGTGCTGAACGGCGAACACCACCAACCACAACTATGGCAGCGACCTTACAGACAATATCATGACATTCAACCGTAGTGAGTTTACGACCAGCAGCTTTCTTGAATATTTCTGTGGTAAATTCAAATAGCTCGACAAGAGGTTCTGGACCCGATGCACGACCACCAAATGTTTTAAGAGGGGAACCTGCTGGTCGAACTTTAGAAGTGTCCCACTTCGGTATCTGCCCCACCCAGAGCATTCCCATAAGTTCTTTAAATGCCTTGGCCCAGCCCAACTTACTATCAGCAACAACAATTGTAGTATCTGATTGATAATGGCTTTCTGCCACTACAGGAAGATGAGAAACTTCATTCTGTTCGACCGAGAAACCCACACCAGTACCATTCATGAGAATATAAAGTATCTCATCGAATGCCTGGGGCCTGTTTACAGCCACATAGGAACAGTTATAGGCACAGATATGATCACGCTTGAGAGCTTCCCCGGCTGTCATCAGGGCACGCATCGAAGGCATGACCTGGAGATTTAGAACAGCGTTCTCTAGCGGTGCTCTATAGGGAGTGATATCATGATCGTGATTTGTCTTAAGATGTTCTTCGAAGAAATCAAAATATCGTTTAACTGTTTCTGGCCATGTTTCTCTTCGGTTCTTATCATGTAACCATCTGGAATATCGTGATTTGTAGATGTATTGTTGATAGACTGTTGGTAGGTAATCTGACGTAGCTTGTGAAATAGCCGTAGCTTCTTGCATTCCGTATTCTCATAACTCGAATCCTTTTTGTTTCACCTTAGATCATGATAATAAACGGGCGAGCATCGGAGCTTCATTTAAGGCCAGTTCCAAATCTTAGGCCCCCGTTTTATTCTTCGCTTATTATACTGGTATCGGTTCGAAATGTCTTGCTTCTGAACCGCAATTATCCTTATGTTTGCCCCAACCCAAATTGACATCAAGTCTTTCATCAGTCGCGGGCGGGCACTCGCCGGTAACAGCATTTCTATCGGCCTTGGGGTGTGTACACCTCTTCAGATCATGGCCCCACATAGTCTTATGAATAACATTTACCGTATTTTCTTCATACCATTTACAGTTAGTGCAAAGCTTCTTTATATCTTTTTCCATTTCTCGAACTCCAGTTTGGCCCTTAGGCCGGTGAAAGTATTTCTATCGATAGTATTTTGAATTATTGCAGATGAAAGGCCTGAGAGAACCATATCATTAATATCTTTATCTTGAATGTTCTCAGGCCATATACATACGTCTTTCCCGTACTCTATAGTTTTCTGAATGTCTCTGACGATTGCGACATTGCGGGGTTGATTATCATAGCAGAACACATAATCATGATCACCTAATATCCTGACCACATTATATAGTGCTGATTCCATCATAGCAATAGCATTATGTAGAAAAAGGGAATCAATCGGCCCCTCGACAACATAAATCTTTTTGGACAAATCGATCTTGTCGAGCCCATAAATCTTTCGGGCGTCATCACTGGCCTTAATAGTTATATATTTTATCTCGGAATTGTAGATAGCTCGACCCTGGAACCCCAATAGATTATTTTTCTCATCATAGTAGGGAAAGACGATCCTTTGTTCCCCTTTCATTAGGTTTTTATCGTTTTCTGGCAACATTTCCATAGTAAAAGAGTGAAAATCATCTGCGAAAAATATATTTTTGAAATGTTCTTTGGGTATCTGTCTCTGGGTGAGATATATCTTAGCCGGGTGTGTGGACGGTAGACTTTCAATCGAGGGAATGTTCAGGGTCTTCTTATGATCGAATACAGGTTTCTTCTTGAGTATTTCTAGAAATTGGGGTTCGTCCTTTGACTTATACCGGAAATCGCCCTTGAATAGTTCGACCTTATAGTCATTATAGGTCGTATTATCAAATCTCTTCAAGAAGTTGGAAAAGCTACAAGACTCGTTGCAGTTATGGCAAGAATAGTAGAGACAATCTTTCTTGCGATAAATATATCCCCGGCACTTAGTCCGACTCTTCTTGGAATCCCCACAGATCACACAGCGGAAATTCCATAGGAATTCCCCTTTCTTCTTGAACCTGGGCAATTTTGCTGAGATACGATAGAGGAAATCTTGATCGAGATATACAGACAAGGTTTAAACCCCATGTTTAAAGAGGGATGGGGACTATAAAGGAATTCTAGGGCTTGTCAAAGGATTTTCCGGCTGGTCCTGTTTCACCTTGGTCACCTTTAGAACCAGTATCGCCCTTTTCTCCAGCAGGACCGGGAAGACCACGTAGACCCTGCGGTGTATAGGGTGATTCTAATATAGTGAATATCTTAGTGGGCTGTTCCGACTTGATTCTAAAGATGGGGAAATATTCTTGAATAAAATTACAATACCTTTCCACTGTGGTCTTCATAGTTACTTCACCTACGATAAAATCAGGCAGTTCGATCTTCCTGGTATATTTCATACGACCAGAGCCACCAATGACATCACGAACGATGCTGGGTATCTTGGGTGTCGATAGGGAAAGACCATTATAATAAAATGTTCTTGAAACGATACCATCACAGTCTCGCAGATTGGTAGCCTCGATCTTAAGAATAATAGGTTCACCCCTATAGGCTGGCTGCTTAATCTCATACTTGTGTATGATGACAGGCGGCCTGGAATCAAATGCCATAACCGCGAATATCGCCACAAACATCAAGATCACGATAACACATTGACGAAGTTTATGTAGATTATTATTATTCATAGATTTTCTTTATAAATTTTCCTACGACTTCAAACACAGCCCAGGAACCGACGATGAGTGCACTGGCACCACCTACCAAAAATCTTACATTCGACCAGAGCCATTTCATTCTCTCTTCGCCTTCGATAATAGTTTTGATCTTATCATAATTATCGAAATAGAAATTGAGTTTCTTCAGGTCTTCGTCATCGAAGGGGTATTTATCCCCCCCGAAAAAATGCTTACTATTCTCATCCAATTTGTTACTCACTTTTTATTCGTGACGATGAACTGAGGTCTCGTGAGTTTGCTATAGTCCATTTTCTCTAGAATACGGGCACCAAACCAGAATGACATGATGGCACCAAACAAGGACATGGTTTCGATATCCCATACGGCAGAAAGGATTTCCATACCACCAGCCCCACCAGCTACCAGAAGATATGCAACAGTTGTTTTAATACCGACAAACATGACGAAAAAAGAGTAGGTAACGACTGGCCGAATAGAAGCTTTGAGTGCATTAATAAAGCTACTACCGTCATTAGCATCATCAGAATCATGAATTGATTTGATTTCCTCAGCGTTAGCCTTAACCACCGCAATGTCTTTAGTAATCTCAAGTTGCTGGGCGGCACCATCGAGCTTGAGCTTTGTGATTTCGATTTCATGGTTATCGATCTGCCTCTGTTCGAAATAACCAATTATTCTAGGGGCCACACTACTTAAAAGCCCCAATATAGCCGTGATTCCTGTTAACATAGTTCTATGCCCTTGGTTCGGTTATTTCTGTTTTTATTCTCTCAATCTTTTCCATGCCTCTGGTATAAGCAGTTATTCCCACAATCGCGGCCATGGCCATATGATACAAGCCACCCCCCTCTAGAGTGATCGGGTGCCATTGTACATAAGGAATACCGAATATGGCAGACAAAATTCCTGTAAGAATTGGTGCGGCCATAAAATCGAAAACACAGACACACAAGTACTGCATCGCCATGAGTGGACGCCAATAACACTTGATCCACGATGCCTCGGGATCGTCCTCTTCATCGAGAACAGGCAATTTCTCTCTTTCAGTATCGAGCATACATCATCGCCCCTGTACGTTTATCCTGAAGGATAATTGGTTTCTTATTATTCTTATTGGCATAGGAACGAATGGCCTGGGAATGAACATCATCAGTTCCAATATATTTAGTCCAATGTTTCTTTTGTTTCTTGGCCTCTCGGGCAGCATGGAACAGATCGGTCGGTACGATGAAAGTTTGATTCCCTGCAAACTTGCCGGTCTCGACTTCTTCCTTCATATGGCTTCTCTTATTCAGAACTCTTTTGGCCTCGTCACGAACACCAAAGCTGGGGTGATTCTTTATTGTGTGGTGTAATAGGTCGTCGCTGGCATGATTGATTGCATGTGCACGAAGAAGTCCACTATACCCACTATTTTCTAGAACATGGGCATGATGCTTATCAGTCGCTAGGGGATGTTTTAACGCCTGCATAACTTTCGTTTCATGACCACTCGCTACGGCTGAGTCGATATGTTCGGGCCTGATATGTTCTTTTCTAAACATAGCCAACGCACCAACCTCATGTTCTGGGTCTGCTAGAGCTTTGGTAACATGATCTGGGCCAAAGGCAGGACTTTTATTCATGGCCATAGAATATCGTACAGCCGGATGAGGATGATCCAGTCCCTTATGAACCGTTTCTGAATTGTTATTATAATGCATCGCGGCTATAACACCAACCTCATGATCTGGGTGGTCTAGAAGTCTGGTGAGATGTTCTGGTTTCAAATGCGGAATTCTTGCAATAATATGACCATCGAATTTATTATTTCCATTTGGTGTTATCGCATTATGTAAATTATTATCGGTGGCATTTGGGTGTTGGTATGCACGCAACCTGACATCAGTGTTATGATGTCTTATTCCTTGATTTATATTCTCCTCGGTGGCATGAGGATTGGTCATGGCCTCTTTATTTACAGTTAGGTCTTTATCTGCCAGCCCTGCCGCAATATGCTTCTGATCTTTAGTGTGCATAACAGTGAACCGTCTCACATGTGTATTTACGTCTGCCATTCCCTGTGAGTGGTGTTCATGAGTAGCATGAATGCTTCCCACAGCATCGGAACGAATAGCAAAGTCGGGACTCTTCATAGCCGCAGTCACATGAGTTTCGTTATGATTGGGGTGTTGGAATATCTCGTGCCGATCCATATTCTCATCATCGGTCAGTGCCGTATGTAAAATCTCTGGCGTAGTAGCAGGATGTTTCAGTACTTCTCTTACTTGTTTTCTATCGCCAGATTTTAACATACGATGGGCCATAGTACTGAACTCGTCATGGTCCTTGGCGAAATCTAGAGCATGAGGACCTTTTTTGAACTCGGACACATTTTTCAATTCAGGATGCTTGGTGGTCAGGTCATGTAAATCTACCGGATCGTCATTTTTATCCATGAAAGAGTTTGATTGAAAATGAAACTGATATTTCGCAGCCGATTCGTGGGGCTGCCATTTTGCTCCCGGTTTGGTGTGTTCTGGTATTTCTGGTGTATGGACCACATATAGCGGTCCTTGCTTATGATAATGATCAAAATAATTATCACCCTTGGTGGCTGCGGTACACCATTTGGTTCCGGCCCCATAATGACAGGCCGCTTCCTTGGTCTTGAGCTTATGGACAGTCACACCATTCTCGGAATGAATAAGATCGGCCCCCTCGTGCTTGACAGTCCTGGCCTCTTCCTTCTTCGACACAGTGCCTAAATGAGGTGCTACTGCACCTTCCACATCAGATAACTTCTTATAACTATTGATATCCTTATTTTGCAACTTATTCTTGTGGGTATGGAAATCAGTCAGGGCCTGCTTGATTCGGGGATGGTCTTCCTGGCGGAATGCCTGCTGCTTATATCGCTTCATTATCCAGGGCGTATAGGCCTTATCCTTGGTGGGGTCGGCCTTGGTAGCGAAGTGATCTACAATCGCATGGGCGACCTTCTGCTGGTGTTCTGGGGGGTGTTTATCGGCAGACATGTTCTGGTGCTCTGCCGTCGTATCATGATCGGTAAAGACCGATTTGGTATTCTTCTTGAAGGTCTCGAAGTCCTCTCGGGCCTCTTTGAGGTAATCAGAGAATCCCTTGATCTTATGACCAAGAACTTTGGCATTATCAGAAAAATTGGATATTTCGTGATGAATAGCACCGGCAACATCAGCACCAAAGTCTAGACCACCAAAATGGTACATTCCGGCCGTAACGGCATGGCCTATAAGGCTTTTCTTGGTTTCTGGATCATTTAATTTCTTGGTTACGAAACGTCTGAGGACAGCCGGTCTTCTTAAAATCTTAAATTTCTTCTTACCCTTGGCAGGCTCACCCCAATTGGCAGGTTTAGAGGGGGTTGACACCCCCACACCAGCAATCTCACCAGAACCAACATTATTGGCAGGGGCATCCTCTGTTAGATAATCGAAGAAATCTTTCATTTTTAATCATTTTCCTTTGACAATCCGGTTTAGTGTGATATAATGCGGTGTGGCCGTGAATGATCAGATATATTAGATAGTACTAGTACATACTATAGGAAAAATTATCTGATAGAACTGAGTCTTTTAGAGATAGAAATATCAATATTCAGATCAGCAGATATAATATTCTTTCCTTTGATACCTTCTACAACCTTAGGCATATAATTCAAGAATAAGAAGAATGTTTTTAACATGCCATAATATTCTGGCTCTAATTTGTAGAATAGAATCCTTACAGAAGCTTCTGTACCAAATACATTACCGAGAATGATGATATGATTAAGTATCAGGCTTTCCTTGAGTGGTCCACCATTACGATATCGTTTCATCAGTCTCTTAATATACTTGATACGCTTTAAGTCTTCAATAAGCTCAGACATGATACAATTCACAGTATTGTAGTTTTTTATAGCATACATCATAAAATTATCATCATTCAATAGATCAATCATCGTTTCCTTCTAATTCCTGGTCATTCTGTATGTCTGTAAGATCGTTCTTATCAATGATTTCACAGAAGATATCAAACATACCATCATCATTCATACTATATTCGAAATAGACAGAATGTTCGTCATTGGTCCAGGTACCTACCTCGCCTTCTTTATTGGTTCCATGATGATCACCAAACTGGGTGATCTTAAAATTCTTGGAACCCTTTTCTCCCTCCAGGAATGTGCATTGTGGCACATGTAGTGAGTACGGGGCGAGTACCTGAGACATTCTACCCAGACCTATATAGGCGGTCAGGAATGGCTTTTTAGAAGCCCGTAAGAGAGCAGCATTGATCTGATCTCTCTTGGTGTGTATATCTAGATTATTATGCCCATGCCTGATACATTCATAGGGATCGGGATAATCTAGATGCTGCTCGTCAAGATAATTTTTAAATGTTATCATATTACGATGCAGGGAATGCGACGTTTTCACTATCACCTGTTATAGAACCCATGGCGACCAGAGTTTCACACTGGATTCTACCAACCCTATCACCCATAGTGAAGGTGAATGTGGCAGGTGTAGAATTGGACCCTGGAGCGATAGCGACAGCCGTATTGGTGAAACCATAACCGGCATTGACAATACTCACAGAAGAAACTGTGTTCAGATATGAATTTGTCGAGAATGGCTGTAGGGTGTTTAGTGAATTGGCGATTTCAAAGCGAATATTAGCCGCAGAACCATTAACACCAGTAGGTCCAGAACCAGTAATGATCAGGAACCCATTGGTATTATAATTCTGTCCACCATTAGCAATACTGATGGTCTTGATCGGACCAGTACCGACCTTCATCAGAACCCAACCTGCCGTAACCCCTGCTCCCTTCGAGCTATAGTTACCAGAGGCCGTATAATTCTTTAGATTGGCTTCTACAGGGTCTACACCAAATAGTCCCTCGACTCTTCCGGGTCCATACACATTGAGTGTGGTGTTT